TTATTTTATAATCAACTTTTGCCCAGAATATATTAAATTTGGATTGGAAATATTATTGTCTTTAGCTATTTTTTGATATGTAGTATTATATTTTTTAGCTATGCCTGATAATGTATCTCCTTTTTGAACAACATATATTGTTTCTTTATTTGTATGCACAAGTTCGTTTACTTTGCTTTGCACTTCTTCATAATTATATCCTGCATTAGTTAAAGCAGTTTTTCTGTCTGCACCATTACCCCATTTGCCTTCTAAAACTTCTTGTGCTAATTGTTCTACGCTTTTTTTAGGTTCAGATGGTATATTTGTACTATTTTCTTTTTTCGTTGCTGTAAAGCCATTTAAACCACAATTTTTCATAATACTAGGATAATCTTTATAGGCGTAATCTTGGTCGCAAGTCATCCCAGCAATTTTATTTGTTCTTATATAATTAGTTTCTCCACCAAATTGCCATAATCCACCTTCTGGAGAACTTGGTCTTGATTTGCTCCATTGTGCTACCCATTTATCATAATCTTTTAATTGATCTGTATACATATAGTTTTTAAACCAATTGGTATTAGCATAAATTCCTACATAATAGCCTTTGTTTTCTAAGTATTCACAAAAACCTATAATCCCATTAGTTACAGCTTGTTTACCTGCCTTTGCTTGATATACGCTATCTTCTACATCAATATAAATAGGATATTCAAATTGCTTTCCTTTTAAGCAATTGTTATACATATATTCTGCTTCTGTTATTCCTTCTTCTTTTGAAGTAGCTCTTGAAAACCAATAAGCACCTACAGGAATATTAATTTGTTTACATTTTGAATAGTGATTTTCAAAAGCACTATCTTTTGCTTTCCCTTTAGCTTTACCATAACCAGTATAACCTGCTCTTAATATGGCAAATTTTACCCCTTCTAATTTTGCTTTATCTAAATTCATTTTTGATTGAAATTCACTTATATCTATTCCAAATAACTTGTCCATTACTTCACACCTTCTTTATTAAAATTACTTAATCCATTAGCCCCCAATGAAATTGTCATTGAACTTAATGCATATAAAACTAAATCTACTAATTTAAAAGTTCCTGTTACTGCATTTACTATAGTTAATAATATAAATGCTATTAAAAAGCTCCAATACTTCGTTTTTATTTTCTTTATAAATTTTAAATCTTTTGTAAACTCAACAACCATATATACAATTGTTACAAATGACGCATAAGTCATCAAAACATCCCATGTTATAAATTCATTCATTTAATTCACCTCTCATTTTAATCCTAATTTTATTGTTAAAAATGTAATTATTGCACCAATTAGACCTCCAATCACATATCCCCAAATAGAATCTAATTTTTTTGCTGGTTTATTTTCTATTTCTACAACTCTTTTATCAATTTTATTTACGTCTTCCCTCATTGCTTTCATTTCGGTAGCAATTTCTTTTACTGACACAGTTAATTCATATATATTATCTAATTTGCTTTCTAAAGTGTCTAACCTTTTTGTATTTGATTTTGAACGTTGTTCTGCTTCTACTATTTTTTCTATATATTTTTCTTCCATACTATTTTCCTTAATTTATTGCTTCTACTGTTATATATGCGAAATTTCCACCACCTAAAGTTAATGTTCCTGATATTGCAGGAGTTATTTGCATTTTAATTATATCGCCTTGCGTTACAGGGATTAAAACAGGTGTAATATTAGAAATTTCTCTAATATCAGCTGTTAAATTATATATTCTATTTACAGCCATAACGTCTGAATTTTTTAATATTTTAAATTGAATATAAGATGTTGTTGTAGTACTACAAACAAATTCAAAATTTAAATTTGCTTTTATATAATTAATTCCTGCACCTATTACAACTTGTCCATTTTCATTAACCGACAATTTATTACCTTTCTGCGAACTTATTATTGGAAAACTAACATCATAACTTTGCCATGCTGTTACATCAAGTGTATTTTCAGTTCTTTTAATAGTTAAACAATTTTTTGTATTTGTTTCATTGATAGCTTCTACTAAATTTTCTTTTGTTTCAGTATTTAAATCAGTTAATTCCCCAATATTAACACTATTCGTATATATTCCATTTTCAATTTTATTTAAATTATTCGCATTTATTGGTGTTTTTGTGCTTGGTGAATTTTCCCATTCAGTTTTTATATATGCCATTCATATCATTCCTTTCATTTTTATAATTTAACACCATATAGTGCAGTTATTCTGACATTATTTTCGCCCAATCCTGTACTATTAGTAGTGTCTAATGTTGTACCATAAAGTTTTGCACCAAAATATGTTGTGTCATCATATTGGATTTTTTGATACGCCCAATCAGCTAATATCTGTTTTAATATTGTACACATTTGATAATGCCCATATTGATTTCCAGTAGCAAATACTAATATAAAATCATAATTATTTACATTGTAATTTAATGTATGTACAGCTTTCGTTGTTATATCAGTAGTATTTAATTTCGTTATTTTCCCCAAACCTGTTTTTACTTCATTAATAGCTCCCACTAAATTATTTTTTTCTGTAGTGTTTAAATCAGTTAAATTTCCAATGTTATTCGTATTCTCATCAATCGCACTTTCTATATTATCTTGCATATTGTTAAATGTAGTTGCATTTAAATCTGTACCGCCTGTATATGTTCCATCTTGAACTTCATATTCTGTTTCATTTATTGTTACATAAGGCTTTTTTGTAACTTGCGTATCTTCAAATGTTATTTTTTGCATTTGTTATCATCTCTTTCTACAATGTATTTTTGTAATTTTAATAAGTCCAATATATCAACTTTACCATCGTTATTTATATCGTATTTATTTTTAAACGTATTTATAAAAATAAGCAAAATTATAACAAATACCAACAATAAATTTACAATATTGTGAATTTTATTACTTTTCATCTTTCAACACCTCTATTTCATGTTTTAAGTCATCTATCATTTGTTGTTGTTCTTGTATTGCTTTATAAGCAACTGCTATCATTGAATATAAATCTATTCCATCATTATTTTGCGTTGTAATTTCTTTTTTGTATCTATATTTGTTTCCAATTACTATTCCTATGTGTTTTTTTTCTTTATCATTTTGTGTTTTAAAGTGATACTTATAAATATCTGTATTTTTTACAATATCTAATCCATTGTTAAACTTTTCAAAATTTTTCTTCAAAGTTGCTCTTGAACTGTTTGAAATGTTATTTGCGAATACATCTCCCACAAAAACAAATCTGGAAGCTTGTGAAGAAAAGTAACAAGCTTTCTGATTACTGACATTCCAAAACTTTCCATATATTCCAAGTATTCTAGTATTATCACTGGAATATACTAATTCTAAGGAGTTATTATTACTCATATATCCATTGTTGTCAGTACCAATTTGCAATTTAATGTTTTCTGTTGTGCCTGTAAAATATGAACCTTTTATTGTGCTACCTTCGATTGTTCCTTTAACATTTACATTTCCGGAATCATCAACTTTAAAGTTTTTAGTATCTATGGTTCCGTTTTCCAAATTTATTTTTGTTCCGCTTGTATTTGAAACATAATTTTTTGATTGAATATTCCCACTTTTGATATTATCAGCATTTAAATTAACAACATTGACTTTTGTAGCATCTATATCACCTGTTGTAATATTTGAACCATTTATTATTGTGCTTCCCTTGTCTTTTAATTTGGAATTAGTAAATTCTGCAATAGCATCTACATCTAATTTGCCAGATTGTATTTTGACTTTTTCTGGAGAAAGATTTATAGAAGATATTATTTCATCACTATTTGTTTTTTTGGAAACTTCCATATTAATTTCTTCTTCAGCTAATCTTAATTCAGTTTTTGTTGCGAAAGCATCTGTATAAGCATTTTGAATATTGTAAGTTACTTCATAATTTAAATTAAAGCTTTCCATATAAATTTTGTTATAACCTTTATATAATTGAATATTAAATTTTTCTATTTCTTCAATGGATTCATTTGCTAATGGGTGTTTGTTTTCATCTAGTCTTCGTATTATATAAGCATGATCCTTTTCTAAAATAAACTCATCATAAATGTTTTCAGTATAATTTAATTCGAAATATGGTAATTGAATCTTTTTTGTTTCGCCTTCACCCTCGATAATTAAATAACTATCCACAAGGTATAAATCTTCTGATGGATATAATCCTTCAGTATTTTCAATGAAACTTTGAGCTTTTGAAACACCACTTTTAGATATTCCACATTTTGAACTTTGTTGTCCCAATTGTTCTTCGGATGGAAATAAATAATGAATATCTCCGTAAAATTTCAATTTTGTTAATCCGTTTTCATACGAATTTTCAGTTTCAACATAGTTAACTCCAGTTTTTGTTTGCGTTAAACTGTTAGTTTCAATTAAAGCTGTTATTTGTTTTTCTTGTTTGTTAACATCAATCTGCACATTGGCCAATGCTTCAGCTAAACTAATATCTTGTTTATTTTTGATTTCTTGTTCTGTTAAAGCAGGGCTTTGGATAACGCTTGAAAAAGTTCCATCATAAGTAAAATTATGTTTTAACACATAGGTGTCAAAATATTCTGTATCACTTATATAGATTCTTATTTTATTTCCAAGTTTTAAAAATGGTTTTCCATAATATGTTGTTAATTTGCAGTCTACATATTTCATGCCTTTAACTCTGCTCCAAATAGAATCAATCGCCTGTTGTCTTAATTCGGCATTATGCAATATATAATCATCGCTAATAGTTATTGAATGTTCACCATTTAATTTGATACTTTCTTCGTCTTTAATTGTTACATTTTCATCATCAATTTGACTATTTTTAATAATCAAACAATTAATGGGTCCACATATAACCTCTCCACCTTCAACACTGCTATAATCACTTTTATAAAAAATATAATCAGGTTCTTCATTTTGACTTAACCAACATAAATCAATTTCATTTGTATCATTATCTATATCAACAAATGAACAAGATATTTTTGCAATAGTTTGCAATACTGTTCTATTCTTTTCTCCATTTGTGAATGGATTTGCAACAATAGGAATTGTACTATTAATAAATTCTAACGATTTTGGTGTTAACCCCAAATTAGTACACACATCTGCATATAAGTCTGATAAAGTCTTATCTCCTGTAGAATAATTAATATTGCATACATACTTGCTATCAAGATTTGTATATAAATCAGAATATGCTGTTATTTGACTCATATTTGCTGTTATTTCATTATTTGGGCGTTCTACTTTATATTTTCCTGTATTAATATATTCGTTGCTTAAATCAGCGTATTTTACGCCAATTTTGGCATATATTGATTTATCATTTAAATTGCTTTGTATTGCTACAAATTTTGCTTTTAAACATTTTGAATATACAGAACCAATAATGTTACCATCTACATAACACCCACTATCTATTTCAAAACTTTGTAAATTATCTGATTGTGATATTGGTGTATCTATACCATCTACTACTATTTGACCTAAACGATTTGCATTTGCTCGGTTTTTACATTCATTTATAAAATTTGTACTTATCATATCCCACCTACAATTCTATTACTGCTTGAGATGCAGGATTATATAATTCTATAATTCCATCTGGTGTTATATATGGAAGCATAGATTGTGCAAGTCTATCTCCACGATAACAAGATATATTTTGCCATTTTTTTGTAAATGGGTTTAGAAAGTCTACACTTATTGGTGCAGGTCTTTTAATTATTTCAGCATAAAAGTCAACAACTTCATCATCTGTAAGTGGTCTACTTACTAAATCAATTCTCCATTTAGTATTTATTACATTAAGTACCATAGTACCATCTGCATTAGTAACGTCACGACCACTATTTTTAGATACGTCATACCAAGATATTTTTGTATTGTTTGATAAATATTTAGATATATCTACACCATTTAATTTAACTTTCGATACTACTAGTACAGGACCTGCTAGTACATATTTATAGCCATTTGAGGTAAATTCTTTTATCATAATTTCACCATCTTTCAATTTCCCTTTGAAAGAAAGTGCTACACATGTTATAATAATGTTAACTTGCTAGTACAGAAGTTTAGAGAGGAGTATATATGAAAAAGGTACTATTAATTCTTGCTTGTTGTATGTGTTTGTGTGGTTGTGGAAATAAGGAAGAAGAATTTAAACGAACAGAATGCATTAATCAATCTAAAGGAGAAGTTACAATATGGACACTATTCCACGATAGTAACAAAATTTATAAAATAAAACGTGAATCTAAGAAATACTACAACACTTTATCTGAACTAAAAGAAGCAGAGCAATCCGCAAATGAGCATTACAATTTTATGAAACAAAATTATGAGGAACAAGGCAATAATGTATCAATTAACATTGCAAAATCTGATCATTCATTAATTCAACAAATTGCATATGATTGCAAGGAAAATGGTTTCTTTGCTAACGTTGGGTGTAATTACCAAGATGAACTAAATGAATTTGAAAACGACCTCATAAGTTACACTTGTATAGAAAGAGAATAATTAACAAAAATTTTAATATGTCGGTATATTAACAGGGCAAACACCAGTTTGCTTTGTTTTTTGATTTATACCGTTTATTGCTGTATCGACTATTATTCCTTCGTCAGCATGAACATTTATTTCAGCAACTCCTCCACCACTGAATTGGCTCATTGCACTATAAACAGCACTATATATAGAACTAGCTATTTGTGATTTATTTAATATTTCTGTTTTACCATTTGCATTTCCTAGTATCTCTGGACCATTTTCTCCAGCAAAAACTAAACTTCCATGACTTGGAGCACCACCATTTTCATATTGAGGTATATCTTTCCATGAATTACCAGAAAATATTCCACCATTCTTTTTGAATAGTGTGCTTAAATTAATATTAATACCTAATTTTTTAAATGGTTTTTGTATTTTTTCTATTAACTGATTAACTACACTTGTTGCTTTGGTAGTATCTGCACTTAAACCTGAACCCAATTTAACTCCATTTAATTTTAGTTCGTTTTTTACTCCTTCTAAATTTTTCCTAACATCTGAATCTACTCCGTAACCTAGTTTAGATAGATTAGCGTTTATTTTATCATAAAGTTCATAACTTTCTTTTGAACCAAATTCTTTAGAATTTACTAAATTTGTTAAAATATTATTTAGGTATGTTGCATAACTATCTTTTAATTCTTTCATGCTAGATGCTTTGCTTTGATTTACTGCTTTAATCGCTTCTGCAGCACGTTTATACTCTTCCGATTCTTCGCCATATTCTCTTTTCATTTTTGCAGCATGTTCGCTTATAACATCTAAATTGTTTTTTGAAGTGGTTTCTATTTCTTGCATTCCTGCTTCGTATGTACTTGAGGCAAGGTTAATTGAACTTTCTAATTCATCATAGCTTTGTGTTGAAAGATCAACATTACCAGCCAAATTTTCAAAAACCACTTTTTTCTTTGAAACTAAATCTGCCGTGTTGTTAAACTCGTTGTACATATTAGTTAACTCTTTTACATATTGTTCTTGAGTTATTTTTCCATGTTTTAGTTTTTCATCTAAATCAACAATTTTATTAATATAGTCCTCTGTATATCCTTGTTCAGCAAGTTGTTGTTTTTTTGCGTCTGTTATAATCTGTTGTGTTAATTCATCTGACATTATTCCCTGTTCTTTATATTTAAGAACTATTTTTGTAATTGCATCTACTGTTGCTTGCCCACTGTTTTCTGACGCTGTTCTCATTGTTTCAAGTGAAGAATTTATTTTTGATATATCATCAGCCGTCACAGAATATTGATCAGTATTCATTTGAGCAATTAATATGCCCATACTTTCATTTGCGTTTTTATATGCTGTATCATTTCTTTCTATTAATTCTGTATAACTTTCTATACTTGCAAGATTGCCTGTTATTGTTCCTACATATTCTTTAAAAGCATCTGTATAGCTTGTAATATTTATTCCTTTATCGCTAAATAAGCTTTCGCCAAACACCATTTGATTTATTAAATCTTTGTTTTCTTGATAAGCTTTAATAACTGCTTTCAATTCATCATCACTAAAAATTTTTTTATAATCTTTTATGCTATTATGTATCATATTGGCAAGTTCTGTATTTCCATCTTTTAGAGCTTTTTCATACATTGCAATTTGTTTCATATAACTTAAGCCTAAATTTTCAAGATTTGCTTTATTTTGAGCGTCAACTTGACTTGCTGTCGAGAATATATAATCCCATGATTCAAATAAATCTTTACCATCAGTAAATTGTTTGTACCAATCAGTTTTTGATACTAATTCAGCTAATCCCAAACCACCTGCTACGGCAATACTCAATTTTCCAAAATTTGTTCCAGCTATTGTTTTTATCACATTTTTAATATTTTTTAAATTAGTAAATATTTCTCCAAGTTTTTTTATCAATTTATAGCCTATAATTGTTTTTATTATTATATCTGCATGATCTAAAGCAAATGTTACAACATCTTTTATTTTTTTTGCAAAATCCATTATTTTTTTGAATCTTGTTTCACCATCTTTTAATTTAAAATTAACCTCTCCAGTCAATGGATCTATTTCTTTTGTAAACCCTAACCATTCCATTATTCTATCTCTAATTTCTGTAGCTTTCATTCGTACTTTATCCATACCATTGTCATAACCTGTTATGGCATCTAATAATCGTTGGTCTATTCCACCACTTACAGATGTACCACTACCACTATTGTTATTTTCATTGATATTGTGAATTTCATCAAATCCTAATGTTTGCCTTTTTAATTCTTTTACTGCTTTACTAGCATCATCTGCACTATCTGCAATTCCATCATAAATACCCTCTTGGCTTGCTATACCGGAATTGTAATCTTTTAATTCGATACCAAACATATCTGCAATTGCTTTTGAGACTTCTTTAATTACCATTAGTATTGCATTTGCATATGGTAATATTTTAGAAAACGTTCCTATAAAGAGACTAGATAAAGCAACTTTTGCTTCTACTAATTGCTGTCTAAATATTTTCAATTGGTTTGAAGGAGATTCAACAGTATTAGCAAAGTCACCCATTGCTATTTGTGCTTGCTTCATTGTTGCTAAATATCTTAATATTTCTTTTTCTGCTTGAGACATATTTTTTACAGATTCTGTTATTCCTAACGATTCAGCTATTGGTTGTAAGCTAGATTGAGTAACATCAATTCCATAGCTTCTTAAAGGTTTTGTTTGTCCAGCATACACCCCTGCTCTAATTGCCTCTGCTGTTGTTTTTTCTGTTTTGTTATATAAAGATGCTAAATCATAAGTTAATTTAGTCATCGTCTCAGACATTATAGATGAATACTTATCTTCTATACCGACAGTTTCACCCATTGATTCAAATATACCTTGCATATATAATGTTTGTGTTTTATTAGTTCCGAATGCTTCATTCATTTTATATTGAAATTGTAAAGCAGATTTACCTAATTCAGAAAACATCTGTTTTCCATTTTTTTCAGTATTATCAAACACAACATTAAATAAGTTTAACTGTTCTGTATAATCGACCGCTTCATTCGTCCAACCTAATGCAGTTGTTGTTAATCTTTTAACACCTGCGAATGTAAAAACTTTTTTAAATGCATTCCCAAGTTTATCAGCACTACTAGTTGCTTTATCAGTTGATTGCTTTAATTGATTTATATTTTTTGTTGTTGTTGTTGCTTTATTAATACTAGAATCAATTTTCTTTTCTATCCTACCCATTTCTAGATACATATTTGTCAATACGTTTTCAACATTAGTTAAGCTTTTTACTAAACTTTCAACACTTGCCTTTGCCTCTTGTGCTTTTGACTTAATTTGTAATTCTAATGTTTGTGAATTATCCATTTATTTTTTCACCTACCTTTTCGGTCGTCCCCTTTACGGTAGTGCTATTTTTTCTTATTGCATTTACTTGAGCAATTCTTGCCTTTACATCTGCAACATTCATTTCTATTCGTTTTTTCTTTTGCTCTTCAGTAGCTTCTGCCCTTTCTTCAAAGCCGTATGGTTTTTCAGAATATTTAACTTTTTGTTTGCTGAAAGCATTACATAAAGCAACTGTTATAGCTTCATGAAAGTATGCTCCTTGTAGCCACGCATTATTATTAAATATTTCTTGTTCAGTTTTTATCTTTTCAAAATAAGAAAAACGGTATGCCCAGAATAGGTCTGGGTCATCTTCCCAAAACTCTTTCACAGACATACCGTATGTGATTGCCATAGGTAACAAATTATAAAACCAATCTGTTAAGTTTTTATATTGTTTGCCTTTTTCCTCTTTGTCGTTGTCTATTCCCCGATTATCTCTAGTTCCTCGTCGTTCTCCTTCGAGTCTATATCGGCTAGGGCACGCATAAAAGCTTGGTATTCCTCAATTCCAAATTTAACAACTTTTGCTGTTTTTTTACCACTTTGTTGATATGTATCCATTAACTTAAGTGCCAAATTTGGATTTACATCTTTATGATTAGCAATAAACAAACTTGTCCATATTAAATCATAAAATGTAATTGGTTTTCTATCAAACTCTTCAATACTAAATCCCATAGCTTCAAGCCATTTAATACTATCTCTAGTCATTTCTAAAGTATAATCTTTATCATTTATTTTTAATTTTAATTTTCTCATTGTTTTTCCCCACTTCCTTTAATTATTCAGTTGCTATTAATGCAGTAACTTCTGTTGATGTTTTATCAGCAATTTGTGTACTTGGAACTGTATGTAATGTACATTCAATTACACCACCAACTGATACCTCATTCTTCCAAGTTTGACAAATACCTGTATATAAAGCACCTGTTCCATCTGGATATTTAATTAAAATATCTTTTGCTGTATTATCACATACTGTTTTTACAGCTGTTAAATTTGCTTCACTATAGTTATAAGTAAAGTCCATATCTCCAGTATCAGGTCTATCTGGAATATATACTTTTGATGGATCACTTGAAGTTGTTATTTCAACTGTTCCACCTGCTTGTCCAGTTGCTGGAGCACCTTTAACTGCTACTAATTTTTCTTTTGGGAATTTTGTTTCAGCTGTTTCTTTTATTCTGATTTCAATACCTAAATCTAACATTATTTATTCACCTCTCATTGTAATTTCCCTTACAATTTGAAGTGCTACATTCGTTTAATTTGGATAAATAACTAAATTATCTAATCCATATTTTGTATCTAATTTTCCAGTTATTTTAACTATATTTCTATGTACATTAGAATCAGTATTTAATGCATCTAATTCTGTTTTAATGGTTACATGATAATTGTTTTTAAAATAATCAACTACTTGTTCGGTAACTTCATTACAAATAGTTCTTTTTGATGTTTTTCCACTTGCCATTGAATAAACATTTATTTCAATACCAAATGTATAAGTTTCTTCTCCGTAACTTAAATTATTATATTTATTAGTTACTGGAAGTAATTTAACTGGCACTATAGGAAATACTTTGCTTTGTTGTGGCATTGCTTTTGTAACTGTTGGTTTATATATTGATTTTTCTTCAACATATTGTTTTAATTCTGGAAAGATTTTATTTTCAAATATATTTTCAACTATCAATATAAATCACCTACTGTCTTTCTTATTTCAACGTCAACTATGTTTCCTATTTCGTTTTTAATATCTTGAAATGCACTGTAGAACATATGTCTACTTGGCAAGCCTTTAGTCCAACCATAAGTTCCATCTTCTTTAGGATATAGCCAACCTTCTTCGCCATGTTCATTAACATCATATTTCCACGACTTAAAAGGTCCATCTGGATTAGGATGTGGATTATTAGAACCTACAATACCTGTACCCATTTCATTAAAGATAATTACCATATCATTAGTCCATACTCTACCACTCTTTGCATTATCGTCATATTGCCACTGTATTTGGCTTGTATGATTAGAAATACCATTCGCATAGCAATACTCTAATACTTTGTTATACATCATTTCTGTGGCATATTTAACAGCATTATCAATGCCTTTTGAATAGGCTTCTTGATATTTATTTAGAAACTTTTTTGCTTCCTCTAGACTTTTCTTCGATAGTTCCATCGTTAGAAGTGTTTTCATCTTTTGATTTATCCTCTTCTATTTTTTCTTCTTCGACAAGTTTATAACCTGCTTTGATAAAGTCATCTCTTGTTTTTTCGTCAAAAACTACTATTCCATTTGTAAATTTGTACATATTGCACCTACTTTCTTAACCCCATTAAACTTGCATTATCAACACCAATACTAATCTCGCACATTTTCTTTGTTATTTCTTTTTGTAACATTTCCGGTGTTATTATCAATGGTTCTAAAATTGATTGCATCGCATCAATACTAGATTTTTTGTTTATTTTATCTTCATCTATATATGCACATACCATTGTTTTATTTTTACAAGTTTCATTTTTAGGACATTTCATACATTTAGGATTTGTAAAACTGATTGTTTCCATATAATCCCTACTTTCCTGTAAGTTTTTCAAAATATATAATTATAACTGAATTACCATCTCTTGGTGGTAATAATCTATAGTTAGCATTATCTCCATGTTCTTCTTCTCCTTCTGGTGTAACACCATCAAGATAAGCTACATCAAATTCTTTAAAATGGCCTTGATATGATATAGGGATAACTGCTTTTTTCATAATGCTTGCTTTTTCTCCAAACTCTGCAATATCGGCATCGGTATTAACTGGTTGATAATTAAATTTATATGGTTCACTATTTGGGTTTTCATACACATTAATTTCATTACCTTCAATGTCTAGTTGTGTACCAACTTTACTTGCTATATAAACATCTTTAACCCAATCTTTAGGATTAGCTTTCACACTTATCATTTAGGGATACCTGCCTTTGGAACTAATTCCCCTAATAAACCGTTTGATAATAGAGATGTTAAAAATTGAACTGACAATCCATTTTCACTGTAAGATTGATATCCAACTCTTTCCATAGCTTTGTATAATTCAATAGCACATCTTGTTTGCCAATTTGCTAATCGTTTGTTGTTTTCAGCATCTATTGTTGTTTTTGTTAAATCATAAGGATAAAGTGTATTTAGAGCCACAATTTCTGCGTCATCTAGTTTTAATTTAAACACTTCATCTTTTGTGTCATCAGCTACATCGCCTAAGACTTCTAGTCGCATTTTCTTTAATTGTTCTTCTTGACTCATAAATACACTTCCTTACTTAAAAAGCTATATTAAGCAGTAACTGCTTTTGTATTAACTGGATTTGTTGTAGTATTAGTTACATTAACTTTTACTTCCTTAGATGGTTTAGTAAATGCTGTATTTAATCCAGTAATTTTTCCGTGGAACCATTCTGGGCCGTGATCTAATCCAATTTGACCAAAGATTTGATATTTAGTACCTGCTCCTGTTTTTGCTAATTCTTCTAAGAAGAAGTTACCTTTACCTGGAACTGGTTGTTCTACTGGTCCAATTACTGAAGGATTAATTGCTAATACTGTTCCTGCTGGGATAAATTCACCAATTGCTAAATGAACTGTTGTACCAACTGGTAATATTAAATCTCTTATTTGAATTCCATAAGCACTCATATAAGCTTCTCCAATTGGCATTTTCATTTCAATAGCATCACCATGTAATTGTAATAAGTTAACTGAATTCATTAATAATACAATATTAGAAATATCTCCGCCATTGTCATTGATTTTTTGAACTAAATCATTAACTAACCACATATCTAATGGAGCATTAACTTTACTAGAACCTTGACCACTTTCAGCACTAATTACGTTAGTAGTAATTGCAGCTACTATACCTCTTGTTTTATTAATTGTTGCGTCAGTTGTTGCTTTATTATAAGTTCCTTGAATAAATGTTTTTTCAATACTTCTCTTGATTTTTTCCATCTTTCTTGCAACTTGGAAAGATAATTCATCTTGTGGATTAGCTTGTTGACCTGCTAAGTTAACACCACTTAATGTTGCCATATTTGATTGTTTAGCGTATGAAATAGCAACTGATTCCATAAATATTTGAGTAACATTACTCATTGGGCTTCTTGTTACAAATGTTGCAGTTGGAGCTGTTAATGAAGCTGTTTCACTTATTTCTGGTATTGCTCCTTCTTCACTTGTATAATATTGTCCACATACGAATTCTACTGAATTTGTATATTTAACTCTTCCACTTATCATATTTAAAAATGGAGTTTTTGTATTTGCTTTATTGTATAATAATCCTGAATAGTTAGGACAACTAAAGCTTTGTACTGTTTCAGCACCTGTCATAAAAATATTCACCTCGTTTAAAATTTCTATCCCTTTTTTCTAAACGAGTGCCACACTTTACTTATTTAACTTTTTTTCTTGTTCTGCTTTGAAAATTTGAGTAGTTAATTCAGTTTGTTTCAAAAAGTCCTTGTCTTTAATTGCTTGTTCAAGTTCTTTTTGTAACTCTGCCACCTTATCTACAGGATTAGCACTTTGAGTACCACCTACTGGTTTTGGTGTGCCATTTAACAATTCTGTAGTAGTTTCATTTTTAGTTTGCTCTTTTGTTTTATTTAATAATGTAATAAAATTATTTGCTAATTTTACTGATTTATCGCAATCTTCACTTATGATATTTTGTAAAGTTTCTTTTAATTCAGTATCTTCATCAGTAATTTTAATTCCATTATCTAAGAATAAACCTTTTACTGCTAATTCACTTGTTTTAAGTGCATTTGCTTTCTTATCTACTTCCAATTGTTTTAACTCTGCTTCTCTTTTTTCATCGTCAGTCATTTTTGATTTTTTGAAATCATCATATTCAGTTGATAATGTAGAATAGTTGCTTTCTACTGTTTTATATTTAGCATTTAAATCATTATATTTATCTTTTGGAATCATTAATGTTGCTAAACTTTTCGCAATAGCATCAACTCTTTCTTCATTAGTTGTAAGTGTTTCATCACTTAATACTTTTTCGATTTCTTCTTTCATTTCTATACCTTTCCCACTCTTACGTTTTTATGGATGTCTCGTCTCATCAATGGAGTGTTGTAGATTTATGCTCTCTACAATAAGCAAATTTATATAAACTGATAAATCAGTTCGTATACTAAATGGTTGGGAAGACAGGATTCGAACCTGCAACCTCTTGAATCCAAATCAAGGCTTCTACCAAATTGAATTACTTCCCAATATGGACCGGTATATCAGATTTGAACTGATACAAAATGCTTGGAAGGCACTTATGCTACCAATTACATCAATACCGGATGGCAAATCGACTAGGATTTGAACCTAGACAAACAGTTTTGGAGACTGTTATGCTACCGTTACATCATCGAAATATAAAGTTGTTAGTTAATTAAAACTAAACTAATCTTTCTATGGTTTTTCCTTCATCATTCATTAGAAATATATTTTTATATGAATAGTTAATACAATTATCGTTAGTAAACTCTCCGATAACAATATTAGTTTCTAAGTCGTTTTCATATTTTATTTGTAACAATTCATCTTTGCGATTTTTTCTATCATTAATTGGAATAATTCTAGTTACAGATTTTATATTATTTATATAAGTTATTTCTTCATTTATAGCAACTTCTGTACTATCTTCAATTTCATATTTTTTTGTTCTAACTAATTTTAATATCATTTCTACCTACCTACTATCTATCTAACTAACAACTAATATGGTGCCGAAAGTAAGAATTGAACTCACAACCTACTGCTTACAAAACAGTTGCTCTACCAATTGAGCTATTTCGGCAAAATTCCAAAGGCTTCTAAAGTTTCTTTGGTTTGGGCTTACTTATAAGGCTTTATAGAAGTTGTACTTCCTTCAAAGTTTCTTATAATGCCATTTATTAACCCTCTCCAGACTCATCCTTTGAGGCAGATGTCGTCTTATTAAGACTTTCATCACTATTCTCGTTATTTTGTTTTATTTGTTTATTCGCTTGTCCAACGAACAATTTAATCCAATTTTCTATACCACCATAGAATTCCATTGATTTATTAAATGTTTCATTTGGATCACTATATAATCCACTTGTTGTCATAGCAACATCTGGTGATATACCGCTTTGAATTTGATTCATCATACCTTGTGATTTAACTAAGAAATTATCTGATTTATTCCTTGTAAATTTTTGGTCTATATCTTTTAATGTTAATGTTTTAATTTGACTATTTGGAGCAAGTCTACATATTCTTAGAATTAATTTAAGTTCCGGTTTAGAGCATCTTTTAAATTCCATTTCATCGCCATCTGCTCTTGCGTCAGCCATTGTCCAACCTTCACCTAAATATCTAGCTTGTCCAGTATCTCCACCACTTGCTTTATCACTATTTTTAGGAATACCTACAATGTTTAAAGCTGTATTGAATAATCTATCGTGTAATACTTTTGTATTGTCATGTTTTATTTCATTTGATATTAATTTTAAATCTGCTGGTCTACTTGGATCTGATGTTGCGATTTTAATTGCTCCTAAATCAAGTAATCCTTCATAATCTTCTCTATCAATATCTTGATTAACAAATACAAGTAAGCTCTGTATAAATTGTTCTAATCCGTCCATTTCATCAGATGTAATTCTATTTAAATTATTTAATATATCCATAACTATTTCGATAATTCCTATTCTTGATTTATTTAAGTAATATTCAAATATAGGAATTTCATTTAATATAGTAGGTTTTATAAGTTTAACCTCAAATGCTGATGCAACGCTTGGACTAATCATTTCATAATAAGCATTTTTCGTATATACACTACCTTTTATCGTGTAATCCTTAACACCTCTCGTATAAGTACAACCAAATAGTTTCTTATGAGGTAATCTACTAGAATAAACACAAAATGTTGTTTTGCTATCAAGATTTTCTATCATAAAAGGGCTATCTTCATTTATATCCGGAAGAACTAATCTGTGTCCTATTCCTGATATATATAGGTCTTCTGCTAATTCAGTATCTTTTGGATATTTGTCCTCAGCTAACATATAGCTGTTCAATGCCCCTACTTCTTCATTAGCAATATCACCTCGTTGTACATACTGTATTGGCTTACCAAAAACAAATGACTTTTTAAATTCAACCATAAAATAAGCATTATTTTCTACTACTTTGTTATTTATAGTTGGTCTCACTTCTTTAACTTTATCTAAAATTGGTTGAAAACCTTTATAATAATTTTCTAAATAGTTAATTTCCCTTGAATTTTGTAAATGAACACTAAATACATCATTTAATATCTGAGATATTGTTTGTTCATTCATTTCTTCTGGTTCATAATCTGCATAAATTATATGTCTACCAAATAACCTAACCTCATCTTGAACTGACATTACTGGTTTATCAGTAGGTATTTGTGCATTTGTATTATCATCAACTGGTGTTTCAGTTGTTTTTACTTCTTCGTTTTCCATTAATTCACCATCTTTCATACTTTGGTATTCCCAAAATATAAAATAAGGGAACACAACAATAAAAAATAAATTCTTACGGTTATGCTCCCGTGTAGCACTAAACGGTCAATGAAGGGAAAAACTAGACCGTTCGCTACATTTATACATTATTAATAAAAAAATTGTTAGTTATGAAGTATAAAAGTCCAACATAAATTGGACTATAAAAGAAAAAAGATACTTATTCAGTATCCTCATCTGCATATTTCCATTTGTACCCACCAGAAGTTTTGTATACCCCTGTACAGCAATTGCATATTCCAGAGTGTTTTATATTCAACTTGGTGCTTGCTTCTATAATACTGTCCCATTTTTTGATAAAATTACCATCCAAATCATATTGATTTACCTTCTTAGAATTGGGATTAAGCTCAGCATATCTCCTTTTATTTAATTTATTAAAATATGCATGTTTCTGATTGTATGAATTATTACACCATTCAAGGTTAGAAACATAGTTATTTTGTTTATTTCCGTCTATATGATTTATTTGAGGATAGTTATTAGGATTAGGTATAAAAGTTTTGGCCACCAATCTGTGTACCCGATATGTTTTAAATACACCATTTTTTGACAAATTAATAATTTGATAACCTTTTCTACATAGCCTAACATTTTTTATTTTTTCTTCAATTGCTCTATAGCCACCTCTATCATTACTTAATCGTTTCAATGATTTAACTCTGCCCAAATTGCTAGCTTGATACAAACCTTCATATCCTTGTATATCTTTCCATATTTCTTCCATATTACACCTCTTTATTTTTTATATATTCTATAAATATACTTACTAAATCTTCTTTTTGTAATGTTTCATACAATTCTAATAAATTCATTAAAAAACTCCTTTCTTATGTTCCCATATTGAAAGAAGTTCGTTTTTTTGGTATAATATATGTGAATTCGTTTCAATACGGGTTCGCTTAATTTAGATAGATTGTGTTACTATGTCGGCAAAACTAAAACACTTTCTATCTTTTTTTATTTTTGTGAATTTTCGATTATGTATCTTATTGTTTCTGATATTGTCGTAAAGTCTTTTTGTTTCATAACCTCATTGATTATATCAATGTGTTTTTTATCTAATCTTATTGTTACTCTTGTTTCCATACTTTCATTAAAGATTCTTCGCCCACTACCTTTATCTTTCATTTCTCTCCTTTCTACTATGTCGGACAATAATATTGTATCATCTTTGTCGGACAATGTCAATATTATTTTTTTTAAAATAATCGTTTACAAGCTATTGGTTTGATAAAATTAAATTTACCAACAATTATTTCACTAGCAAACATACAAACCGAGTCTACAGAATCATCATGTAAGTTTGGCTTATCAAAAGAATACTTTGTCATGTTTTCCATTAACCTTCCATAATCACTGTTTGGCTTAGTTAATGTTTTATCTAAAAATACAACAAACTTCTGAACTATTCCACGATTGTTCTTGATTCTTTCTTCCTTTTTTACAGTATTATATTTTTCTATAATTTCACACCAATTAACGCCTCTTTGTTTTAACCTATCTGTTAGTAGTGTTTTTAATGATGTATCAATATTGTTTTCAATTACGAGTTTTATAATTCTATGCTGAATTATTTTTTCTATGATTTCATCATATAAATCTTCCATAGGTTTTTGTTTAAATATACAATCAACAAAATAATAATTACCATTTCCGTCTGGTTTAAATATTGGCATAGACACGTTATCTTTTCCTTTTCTAGCTGTGTCCAACGATGCCATACAATATGATTCTAAATCACTTGGCAAGTTTAAATATGTTCTTAAATTTTCCCATGCAAATTCCCTTCCAGAAACAGGTAGTGGGTCTTGTTGATATACACAACTAAATAAAAATGGATCTGTATTTTGCTCGATTTGTTCTGCTATTTGTTGTGGGTATACTTCACTACAAGTTGTTTTATGATTTTCATCTAGCATAGGAACACGAATAACTATTGTTGATTTATCTTCACTTTCCATAACATAAGGATTGTCTGTATTTTTTAGTCTTGACACCTTATTTCTATCCTCAATTATCCTATTTAAAATGTCTTCATTGCACCACTGAGTACCAACAAATATAAATTTACATCTTACACCATCTCGTCTATTCCACCATTCAGTATTCCACTTATCATATATATCTCTATGCGCCTTTTCGCTGTTTGCTTCTTCTGCTCCCTTTGTCATATCATCAAATATAATTGCAAATGAAGCTCTTTCTCCAGTAGTTGAACCGTTACGAGTTCTTGCTATATGATTTGATTTAGGAACATTAGCATTTTTTATCTTCCAGTCTGATTCTCTTTCTACCTCAAATGGCTTTCCATTATATAATTTGAACAAAGGAAATATTTCAGCAAATTCAGGGCTAGATATTATCCCCTTAACAGTTCTACTAAAACCTAAAACTAATTCGTCAGAGTAAGACATTCTTATTACAGAATTATTAATACTTATACCATAACCCCAAGCAGTAAATAATGTTGCTAAATAAGATTTACCCATTGATGGTGGATAAGATACTACTAGATATTGTAATCTATCATCAAATGCTATTCTATTTAAAGCATCCACATATGGTTTTAGTACGTTTCTACGATTTGCTAATACCTTTCGTGGCATATTCCATTCAATATAATCAACAAAGCACTCAAAATCTCTTCTTGCGCAAAAACAATAGGCTCTTTTATAATAATCAAAAAAGAGAGCCATATTTTCAATTTTGCTCCCTTCAATTAATTTATGTAATATTGGAATTAGTTTAGTCTTTGCTACTTTAACACTACCTAATTCATTTTGTTTATACATTTCTTCAAGAATACTCAAAGCACTATTACACCAATCTAATTTATCGTGTTCTTTTATTTTTGATGATTTAAGAACATTTAATATATCTGTAAAAGTGCTTTCAAGTGTTGTTTCTTGTTTTTTTATTTGGATTTTATCTCCAACTTTTATCATCTAATCACTCTCTCTTTATATTTTCCCATAGAGAGTGCTACACTATTTTATATTTTAATTTTCATACATTACTTCTTTGCCATATTCAACAGCAACTTCGTGTTCTATTTTGCAACCTCTTGCTTTTTCCCAACCTTTCATAAAGAAAATGCAATCTACATTTGCTAGATACTCTAATGATTTTATTAAATAGAATACTGGGTCTATTTTATCATCAAAATCTTCAATGATAGTATCCATTACATTGAATCCTTTGCTTTCAAGTACATTTATTAATTGTTCTCTTTCTTTTCTTATTTGTTCGTTTGTTTTGCCACTCATAGGTTGACTTATCATTACATTTTTCATCATTATTACACCTCTATTCCTTTGGCATTTCTATAACTATATTAGTGCCTTTTCTTACGCATTCAATAATATACTTATCTAATTCTTGTTTCACTTCTAATGTTCTTTTATTTGTAGGATATTTTGCCACTACAATATTGTTATCAGTAACAATTACATTTTCTAGCTCTTTATCTTCAAAATAGTCCTTATCAACACCTAATTTAGTTGTAATTAATTCTACTAATTTTGGTTTAGGCTGTTCTTGATTCTCTAATACTCTTTTAATATTATCTCTATAACTGTTACCTACTAAAGTGATAAGTTCATCACTTGTCATTTTCTTTTCTTCTAATAGTGATTTTAATTCATCACCTATAATTGTTTTAGGATTTCTTTGACCTATTCCTAAAAATTTTACCATTCCTGTAAATTTTCCATCTTGACTTATAATTAACATATTATTCATTTTCTATTCCTTCTTCCTCTACAATTTCTTTATATTCATTAATATTTTGATATTCACTTAAATAACTCCAACGATAACCACTAATACTTAATTCATATTTCTTTCCGATTTCTAAATTACCATATATATCTGAACTATTGAATTTACCTTTCCAAAGCAAATCAGATATTTTATAAGTTGTTCCACCACAATTTACTAAATATAATTCTTCATCGTATCCGCTAGGTCTCTTTATCCATTTATCTTTGACTACACATTGCACTGTTTGTTCATTCATATAGCCTGTACAACCAGTTAAACAAAGTGCTATTGTTACTATAAATAATAACATTATTACTTTTTTCATTTTAATCCCTACTTTCTTTAATCCTTTATTTTTATTATTGTTTCAACATCTATTGGTTTATTTTTAAAGATACCAACTATATTTCTATTCCCAGTTTCTTCTAATTCTTTTCTTAACTCTTCTTCAGTAAGATAAAATACTTTAACATTTGGTGTCGGGAATCCAACATAAATTGGTGATGCAATATTTTTTATTACTAAGTATTCTTTATCTTCATCTTTTATTTTTCTTTTCATTTTAATTCCTGCTTTCCTAAGTTTATAACTGTTGTTTCATTAACATCATTTTTTCTTACATTATAGTCAGAGCTAACATTCATAATAACCACTTCGCCTGGTCTAAATTGAAAAGTAATATCTAAATGACAATTACCTTTATCAAACAGTTCCATTAAACCTTCTTTGCAATTATCTAAGGTATCTTTGCAAGCCTCCAACATATAATTAAATTCTTCTTTTTTCATATTATTTACCACCAAATATTTCTTTCAATAATCCGAACACTAATGCACATACTAATCCATGCCAAAATGTCCATACAAATTTAATACCAAATGCCCATATTATTAGATTACCTAGTCCCCAAAATATAAGGGCTGATAAACTTAATACAAAGGCAATCATTAATATCGTTCCTAATCCAATTAATAAATATTTCATCTATTCACCTCTATCAAAATGTTCTTTTAATTGACCATTTTTCATTCTTACATATTTGCTTATTATATTTTTATAATTAATTACAAAACCTTCAACATTTCTATTTACTTTGTTTGTATATTTCTCATAAATACTATCTAATTGCTCTTTATTTGGCAAATTAATCAATTCAGTAACTTCTGGTACTATTCCAATGAAATTAGGTATTTCTTGGCTTACAAACGGATATATAAATAATTCATGATCATAAATTAAATTATATAAGTTATAATCATCATCTATATTTGCTTTTGCAAACATATACCATCTTTTATCAAATTCATCAACATTATATTTTAGGCAACCCATTCCTATCCATTCGCCACAAATTGCACTATTATTATGTAACTCAGTTTCTAATATATCTTTATTGTCTAATAGCCATTGGTACAATCCTTTATATAACATTCCTTTTTGCTCTTCAATTTCATCAATGCAAATAATATTATTCCTTTGTGCAAAGTATAATTTGTCATCTTTCTTAAAAAATACTAAATTACTACCATCTATCTTTTCAGTAAGATAAACTTTATCACCTTTACAGCTAACTCTTTTTGTCTTGGGATAAATTTCTTTTTTTATCATTTAATTTCACCTACTTTTTTTATTATTTCTTTTAATTCTTTTTGTCCCTCTTTTGAAGCTGGTTGAGATACCATGTTTACTAATACACCCTGTTGTAAACCTAATGCTTTTTCATATTTAACAAGAATTTTACTTCTAAACGGCCACTGGCCATGAAGATAATTACTTATGTTTTGAGGGGTTGTCCTACTTTCGCCTAGTTGTTCTTCTATTTTGTTTAATTCTTGACATAATTTAGCATTAGTCCATTTTTTCTTATGAAGAATCATTTGTATATAATCAGATACATTTATCATTATTTACCACCTAATATTTTTCTAGCTTTACAAAATTCTTCTATTCCAAATCCATAATTTCCGTTGCATTTCACAAATCTAGGGTCCCATACATTTTCATCATCCAAAATAACATAATTAGTTATTTCTTTATGTTTCTCTAAATAACTTTTTATTTCGTCAGTTCTTGTTTCATTTCCAAACCAATCAGTACAGCCAATAATTTCTACTTTTTTATCGAGACCAGCATTATAAAGACAATCTTGATAAGATACATCATTACAACAATATCTCCATGTACTAGATACAACTATTTTTGAATTTGTTTTTTTGCATAATTCATTAAGCCACATTATTGCTTGATAGTTATTCACTTTGCCATCTGATGGATAATTATAACCACATGTACCTTTTTCATTCCAAATCGGTGTATTAACAACTCCGTCATAATCAAGAAATATTATTTTCATTCTTCCACTTCCTTTATTATTTGAATTGTTCTAGCTCGACCATTCTGGGTTTTTATATAGCCTTTTTCTTCTAAAATAAGCAATTTCTTAAATACTGTGTTAACATCACACTTTAATATATTGGCAAGTTCACGATTTGTAGGACTATAGCCATATTCATTAATAAACCACTCAATTGCTTCCAATAACATTTTTTGTTTAATTGTTAATTTATTCTCCAGCATAACTCTCTCCACAAGAATTACAAATATAATTTTCTTTATTTGTTTTGCTAAATACGTTTCCACCACATTTACATTTAAAATTTTTGCCATTTATTTGTATTAAAACAGCGTTATCAACAATTTTCTCCTGTTGTGTTCCACTTGTTTTTTCTACATCATAATTTATCCTTACACATTGATATGGATATATTATTTCGTAGTCCTTATCATAAAATTGACTACCGCCCCAACTACCATCTTTATATTTTCTTATTATTTTTATACCTTTTGGTGTAAAACCAACTACTTTTCCAATCATTAAGTCAGCATATGGGTTTCTAGCAAATGCCACATAATCACCAGTTTTTAATTCATTATTTATAAAATCTTTCATCTAATCACTCGCCTTAAAATTATATATTGGTTTAATTATTTTAATAATATCTACTGTATCGCCTATATTATCGATTATTTCTTGCATTGGTTTATATACGAACGGAGCTTCATCAATGGTATTTTCATTTATTGATGTCGTATAAATATCTTTCATACTTTCTTTATATTCATCTAAATTAAAAGTTTCTTTTGCTTTCATTCTAGACATTATTCTACCTGCTCCGTGTGGTGCTGACTGATTCCAATCATCATTGCCTTTTCCTACACCAATAATACAACCGTCTCTCATATTCATTGGTATTAATACCATTTCACCTTTTTTAGCAGATATAGCACCTTTACGAACTATGTTATCTTCAAATGATATATAATTATGTATTGTTTCAAAATACCAAAAATCCCTCTCAATCATATCTTGAGTATACCAATCACAAGTGGACATTGCTTTTTTTCTTAATCTTACACTTTTATATCCTTCATAATAAGGTAATTGAAAATAATTACATAGTATTTGCTTTGCTATACATAAACGATTATCTTTAGCAAATTCTTGACATATTTTCATATCGTGTAAATAATCTTCTCTATATTGCCCTTCCAAATATGCTAGGTCCTTTGGTATTTTCTTATGATCTATTTTATATTCTTCTTTTAATTTCATTAAAGCAGATTGTATTTCTTGTTTTCTATCTTGTTCTTTATATGTTTTGATTAATTCTTGTTGTTTTTCTTTATATTCACCAATATTATAGTTACATAATTGATTAGCTAATTCTTGATAATATTCTGCTACTTGTTTTCCTAAATTTCTTGAACCTGTATGAATTACTAAATATTTATTATTGTCTTCATCAATATCAATTTCAATAAAATGATTGCCACCACCAAGTGTTCCGATACTTCTTTCCAATCGTTTTGTATCTTTCAATTCTCTATAACACTTCAAATCTTGTAATTCTAAAAATTTATATTTTCTTTCATCATGAACTTCAAACCCACTAGGAACATATTCTCTAATAATCTTATCTAATCTTTCTAAATCTAAATCAATATTACCTAATTCAACACATAACATACCACAGCCAATATCAACACCAACGATATTTGGAATCACCTTATTGCCTAAATTACCAGTAAAACCAATTACACAGCCTTTACCAGCATGAACATCTGGCATTATACGAATTTTACTATCTTTAAATGCATCTTGATCTAATAATTCATTTATTTGATTTATTGCTTCTTGTTCAATATCATCGGTAAATACTTTTAAATTTTTCATCTACTCCACCTCATTTAACAACCAAAGCAAAGTCTCAATTTCTGTTCTCTGCTTGCATGTTGGATTTTTCTTTAAATATTCTATTCTCTCTCGAATATCTTCTTCATTTTTGATTGATTTGTATTTTTGATAAAAGTTATATAGCAATTTATATTGATTGTATACTTCATATAAGGCATACATGTTGTCTTTTATATTATCTTTATTCATAATATTTCCACGCTTTCATAAACAATATAAGAAATATCTTTACCATCATATTGTTGTAATATTGGAAATTTTTCTAAATCCTTTTTAGGAATATTACCATCGAATGTTCTATATTCTCTAGCAAACATAGTTGGACTGGTTTTTAGCAATTCTAATTTGATGTTAGTTTCTATATATTGGTTTATTTCAACATCTATATTTTTATATTCATAAGAATAATTATAATCAATTAATTCTCTAGCTCTATTTATAAAATCATCACTATCTTGTTCAATAATTGATAAGGCTATATTATTATTATTTCGTTTATAATCTAGCAATTCTTTTTGTCTATCTGAATTATCTTCGTATACTAAATAACTTCTTGTATCATTATTTTTTAAGTTATACTCTAATAAATCATATAATCTTAAAATGTGATGATGTTGTTTAGGGTCAAATCCCCATTTTTCAAATTCACTATGCTTACTTGGATACTCATGTGTTAAGGCTTTTCTTTTCTCATACATAGCACCTAAAATGCTTTTTAAATTTGGTCTAAATTTTTTAAATAATTCTTTTATATACTTATCTCCAATAGAATATTCAGTATCTATTGCTTCTACATAGCTAAAATTACCTTTTTTTATAACATCATAGAAAGTTATTAAATCTTTAACATCTATGTTGCCATTTTCACATTCAATAGTTGTACTTGTTACTTTTCTAAATATAATATCTTGTAATGTAGGCAATATAATTGCCTTAACATCTATATCACTCTGTTCATCACTTAAATTATAGTTTTGACTTCCATATAGTCCAATATAAATGACTTTATAGCCTTTTTCTTCTAATATTTTCTTTCTATTGACTAATTCCTTAAATATATCTGTTTTATCCATCACTCTTCTACCTCATTTCTTAAAGCTGATAATTTAAATTCATTATAAGTTGATAAATATATTCTTTTTCCTCTCATAGCAAGATATGGATTTATCATTAAACATTTTTGATTTTTTTTATATGGTACTTTATGAATAATATCATCTGCTATCAAGCCTTTTAATTGTCTTTTAATTGTAGTTTCACTCACTTCACATACCTTCGGTAAATCTTTCAATTGAATAATTTTGCCATTGTCATAACAGCATATATTGTCCATATAACCAATATGGCATGTTAGATACGGCAGTATTGAATATTTTTTACAATATTTATCAAATATTTTAGGATTGATTTTGATAAAATGATATTTTATATCGGTAGTATCATTTAGATATTCTAATGTACCCTTGCGAAGAATGCGGTCGCCATCATCAAGACATATTACTCGGTCAATATTTTTTAATTTTTGAAGAATAACACCATTTTCATCAGCCAAAAATCCTTGTGCCATTTAGTCCTATTCTCCTATTATTTCTTTGTATTTTCGTAAAACTTCTTTTAATGCTTCTAACGTTTCATTTATTAAACCATAATTACCATTTATTTGACTATAAGTTGTTTCAATAGTGTGTATTTCATTTTCTAGCCACTTTATAAATTCTTTTTGTTGATTATAATTAGCAATTTTTGTACTTTTACAAATATTTACAAAACTACAAGATTGTGAATTTTTATATTCTTCAAGTTGTTTCTTTAATTCTTGATTTTCTACCATTAATTCACCATTAAGTTTTTTATGTTCTTCATTTATTTGTTTTAATTGCTGATTTTCTTTTTGCAATAATAATTTATCTGCTATTACATTTGCTAATTCTAATTCTTCTTCACTTGCACCACTTATCATTTACTCATCACTTCCTCGTTCTAGTTCTTGCAATTTTTTGAAATATTTTAACCAACAATCTTTGTAATTATCATTGCAATTATTCTCACACCACTCATCTTCATAAAAAACACTTTGCGATTTATCTTCATTAGTATTATTCTCAAATCCAAAATTTAAAGGGCATTCTTCTTTAAAAAATGAAAAGTTTAATATAATATCAATTAAATTTTTTAATTGTTTATTTTCTTCAACATTTGCTTTTAAAAGTATGTCATAAGTTTGTATAGCACCATTTAATCTTTTGTTTTCTTTTTGTAATTGATTAATCCATTCCCATAATGGTATAAAATCATCACCATCATATTTAATTTTTGATGATAATTTTAAAGTCCCAAAATATCTATAACCTTCAGAGTCTTTCCATAAATTATTTATTGGCTTATATTCTTCATTCATTCTGACACCTCTTTTAATATATCTAAAACTTTCTTTTCTCTATTTATTGCTATATTGCATTTATCGTAAATTCCTTGACTATCATTTTCACAAAATGTAATACCTTTTTCTAAAGTTTCTATTGCTTTATCAATCACTTCTTTTTGCTTTTTGACTTGCTCTTCTAATTGTTCTATATAATCTTGAATACTTTGACTTGCTATTCTTATTGTTTCTACTGTTTGATAATAATTTAATGCTCCGTTTTCTAATATTCCTAAATAATATAATATTTTTTCATTATTCATATTCTTATTTCTCCTTTTTCAATTGTTCTTTTAAACATCTTATGTCATATGCATTGTAGCCACACAAATAACAATATTGTTTTTGAAGTTCTATTAATGCAAGTAAAGTACAATATGGTTGTGTAAACGGATAATTGTACGGTTCTTCTAGTTCATTTAAATATTTTCTTAATTTTCTTAAACTTCTATGTTTCCAAAATTTTAATTTTCTTCCTTTTAAAAACAAATATAAATCATTATTTTCCAACATACTTATTTCTCCTTTTTAGTTACTATTTGAAATATTTTCTATACGGCTTTTAGCAATTTCAAAATAGTTTTTATTCAGTTCTATTCCTATAAAATTTCTATTTAACTCTTTACAAGCAACACCTGTTGTGCCTGACCCCATAAATAAATCCAATATTGTATCATTTTCTTTCGTAGATAATAATATGCAAGCTTCTGGTAATTCTAAAGGAAACCCACTATGTCCCCATTTAGACTTTGTTTCTTTTCTTCCAAAACTTTTATTTGATTGCTTTCCACGATTAAATGGAATTTCCCATACATTTCCTACATTTTTCGTTTTAAATAATTCTGGAAATTTTGAATATAATTCTTGTTTATGCAACTTTACGCCTGCAGAAGTATGTTTTAACATAAAAATATATTCACACTGATTAGTTAATTGTCTATCAGTATTGGCTGGTTGTTGGTTATATCTATACCAAATAATTGTATCGTGCAATTTAAACATTATTTTTCTTGTTGCTAATTCCATTATTTCAAATGCTCTGATCGTTATTTCACTATCATTTATCACGTTCAAATAAAATGTACCGTCGTCTTTTAAAACACGTTTGCATTCTTTTAACCATATTTCACACCAATCTAAATATTGTTTATATGAATTAAAATATGCTTCATATTCAAAACCTTTCCAATAAGGCGGGCTAGTTATAATACAATCTATTGATTTATCAGGTATGTCTTTAATTAATTCTAAACAGTCTCCATTTTTTAAAATTATTTCCATAATAGATCCTCACTTATTGTTTGTTTTAATTGATTTCTTCAATTTTGTATTTTTCATATGGTCTCTTAATAATAATTCCATTATCCTGTCTTATATATATATATAAAATTCTATTTTCTGCTGTTTTTTTACATATATTACCTATTATTTTTCTATTTTTATCAGTATAAATGATTCTTTTCATTTTGCATCACCTTTCATGTATCATAAATGACCCCCATTTTTCCAACGTAACTGGTTCATTCATGAACTATATAATTTTATAAGTTTAGTGTTATATTTAAAGGTTAAACTACATATTTTATATATATTTTGCTTCTCTATCAGTAATATCACCTTTAGGATTAGTATTTATAGCTATCATTCTATAAGATGTAGCGTTTATAAATACGTAATTATTCTTCAATCATAAAATATCACTTTATCTACTGAACTTTTAATGAATTTTTAATATAAAATGAAAAAATAACCAATTTTATTTGATTATTTCTTATATAAATTAATAAATATATATTTTTGCTAAGTATTTTTAAAAATGATTATATATGTGAATCCTTTTGTTATTTTTTATATATTTATGGGGGTAAAAAAGCCCCCTAGTACCCTTTTAAAAATAGGGTTGGGGTGTTAACGTTCGTTAATACTATAATAAATCGTTATTTTATAAGGGTTAAAACAATAATAAATAATACATTAAACCACAACAAGAAAACACTATAAAATAATAATATAGTGTTAAATAATTATATATTTTTGAAATTAAAGAGAAAGGTAAACTTCTGTTACAATTTAAATAATAACAATAACAAATAATAACAAACAATAATAATAACTATAATAATAATAATACAAATAAATATAATAACAAAAATATATCTATATAAATATACCCATATCATAATATATCAATAATGCAGT